ATTATATTTTTTTGATCTTTATTGTTTTCCGTAAAAGCAAGTTTAGCATATGTGCCATCATAATATTTTACAATATGCTCGTATATATCCTCTTCATCTTTAGGTATTATAAGCATTATATTTTTATAATAATCACAAACAGTCCTATCAGGTATACACCATAAAAACTTTATCTCATCTCCATTACTTACATACTTATATACAATATGATCATGAAATGGATCTGGGCAAGTACGTCTTGCTGCAAATATATTCATGATTGCATCTGAAATAAGTTTCTCTTTTTTCACAAGGACTTCAATATAGAAATCACCTGTAAAATGTTTTTTACCATTAGCTACACATTTATTAATTTGTTCATCAAAGTCATGAAGATTTGCTGTAACCTGATCTTCAATGCTATGTGTATTATATTTACGTTGGCTATCAAGAGCAGCAGCTTGTTCACCAACTGTTGGTCCAGTAGTATCCCTTAACTCAGTGTATCTAACCCAATTTTTATGAATTTCCATACATTTTTCCTTTTAATATGTTATCTTGTTTTTGATATTAACACTTAAAGTAGGAGGAACCAAAATGAAAGTTGTTAATATATTATTCGCTCTAACATTATTATCTTCAACTATAACTTATACAAATCCAAGGTATAAACATCCAACTAAAAACAAACATCAACATACATATATTCAAGATCGACAACAACAACAGGAAAATATTAACTGTTGTACTCCAACAAATATAAAAAACATGCTCAAAATATCATCAGGGCTAACAAAAATAATAACTGCTATAGTATTAAAGCTAATTCCTATCATTATAAAATAAGTATATGTCCGGTGTAAAAGCCGGACATATTTTTGTTGCATATCTATATATAATCATGTTATAACTTTTATATATAGATCAATAAAGGTATTTAAATTGAAACATTGGTTAATATTGTTATTGTTTATTTCACTTTGTGCTTGTGGAATGAAACATATACCAACGTGGTATGACGAAGATTATAAACTAGCACGAAAACTTTTAAGGATGAATATGAAATTCAATTTCCAAGATTTCAATGGTATAAAAAAAGCTGATCTCAAATTAACTAAAAATGACGGCGAAGATACATATAACGTAATTGTTATGTGTGACGGTAAAGACTGTATTCAATTCCTAACCGTACCTTCACAATATATTAAAGAGGATCAAATTGACGATAAGGAAAAAACGGAACTCTCCGAGGAAGATAGCACAAAGCTAGTTAAACACAGAGTAAATATTGTCCTATCACAGTTAAGACAATGTATATTTACAGCAAATCTATATGGCGCAAAGATTGATGGATTTATCGAACCAATCAAAAAAGATGAAAAATAAACCTGTTTTGATATTGATGAGCGATGAATATCGTAAAATGTTGAAGGAAATTATATCAGCTAAGTCTAAGGATTTGAATTATTCTAGACGTGTTACAGCAACTGAGATAATACTTCATGGAATACAACTCGCATATAATAAACAATTAAATAAAGGGTAACCATGAAGAAGATAAAAAAAACAATTGCATTAAGCAAAGATAACTATGAACTTCTTATAGATATTCGTAAAAAATATGCCTCAGGTCAGGCACCTGAAGCAGATATAAAGCAAACAATATCTCTTGTAGATAATACTATGCCTACAATATCAGGTATTGTTGAACGAGCATTAAATCTTTTTTATAATACAGTCATGAGTACAGATGATTCTTATTTAATAAATACAAACAAGAAGCCTATAGTAAAAATGCAGACAATCTATCTAACACCTATAGCTAATAAAAAATATAATAAAATAATAGTTAACTTTGGCTGTAAACCAGTAGATTTAGTAAATGACATGATAAATTATATTTATGCACAAAAATAATATCCATATACGGTTTATAAATATTATGAGATGTCGTGCATAAACATATAGGGTGTCCTAGGACACCCTATTTTTATTTCGCTTCTTCCTTTTACCACGCTTATCTTTTTTAAACGGATTTTTAAGCGCTTCATGCATCTTTTGCGCATCCGTTGTTCGAATACACGTTGGCATAATAACTCCTAATTATTTATCGTTATTCATAGGAAGAACTTTATCCTGATAATTTTGAGGGACTTTGCCCTTAGGTGCATCTATAAGATTCCAAAATCTTTTAGAGTCCATACCATTGGTGCAGTCTTCATACAAGCCTTTGCTGCTTGTCTTAGGCATCTTAGGCATCTTTTTGTACTTTTTCATAATTACTCCTAAAAATAAAAATATTAATATTTTATCTACATTATTATATAACGGGATAACTAAAATTAGCTACCCCGTTTAACAAAAGGAGAACGTAATGATTAAATCAATCCTGGTGGCATTCCTCCGTCCATTGGACCTTGGTCAGGCTCTTGCATAAATTGTTGCTCTTGCATCTGTCCAGGATCTTGCATTTGTTGTTCATCTTGCATCTGCGGTTGCTCTTGCATCTGCGGTCCTAAATCTTGTTGTGGTAACTCTTGTTGATTTGCAACATTATCCATCTCATTGTTTTGAGACTGAGCCATCATATCCCTGCTTTGCTGTATTATATTTAGCAACTCAAGTAACTCATCAATGCGTTCTGGATTAGATTGCTCAAGATCTTTAAGTACTTTTATTGTATCAGTATTAGTCTTTTGCTCATCTCTTGCAGACTCTGCGCTCTTATATAACATATTAAACTTATCAACTTTGATATCACTACTATATTTTTGAGCTCTAGAGGTATCTGAGTCAGCACGAGCATTAATCATATTTGTGGTTGCTTGTTGCTCTTGTAAATCTGCTTTAAGTCGCATTTGTTCAGTCTGTTCAGATTTTTGACTTTGCTGTTCAATAGCCTGTTTTAAGTTCTTTTTATTTTGTAGTGGAGCTGCATCTATAATCACACTATCAGGAATCTGGATACCCTCTTTGCGAAGATTAATCAATTGACCGAATTCATTTTGTCTTTGATTAATAGTATCGAATCCTTCAGAGATAACAATATCAAACTTAGAAAACAACTTAGTATAAAACTGTGCATTAGGTTCTTCATTAATAATTCGCTTAACTTTACTAGGAGAATAATTTTTTTGTATAAGCTTAACAATTGCGTCACCTAAAAGAGACATAGACGACTCTAGATTGTCGTATAATGATTGCAAGGTTGTTACTCCTTGCGCTTGTCTCATCCTTGCTCTCATTCCGGATATATCGTCATCAGCGAAACCTAATAATTCCTCATTAACACCAGATATTTGTTGAATTTCATCTGCAAGCATTTGTGATAATTGTGTAAAAGATTGTGGAATATCTATAGGAGGTATCGGTGCAACATCTGCAAGCTCAAAACCTCTTTTAACAATAATAGGCCTACCATCTCCAGCTCTCAATATTGAATCAGGATCCTTTAATGCTCCCTCTTTAACAATAAAACCTGAGTTAGAACGAGACTCTACTAAGTTATATTCTATAACCTTCCTTCGATTATATAGATATTGCACATCCCTTAAACCACGTACAACACCCTGAATCTTCAAGGAAAAATCTGCAACATCTGGATGAAAATATCCAAATACAGGTATGAATGGATAACAGTCTAGTCCTAGAGGATTAACATCGTCATATAATACTTTTCCATTAACAAGCAATGCAAGTTTAACTGTAGGCACCATAGTTTCTAATACCTTGATCTCTGGTGCAAACTTTAAAAACTGTTCAAGTGCATCGTCATCACCATCCCACTCGATTACTTCATTTGTATTAGGATCGACTAACTGCTTTTGTTTGCGATAATCTCTATAATAAAATTCATCATACGCCATCAAATTTTGACTAGCTGTAACGCTTTCAGGCATATAATTGAATTTTCCATCACCTCTAAATGTACCCATCTCCTCAATCTCTTTACGTTTATTTGGGATCAATGAGATACATGCGTCTTTTTGTAAATACGATCTTTTCCATATAGCGTTACAGTCAGATAAATCTTTTTCCCTAAAGTACGGATCAATGATAATACTACTATGGCTACAATTACTTAATTTAATATCTCCTGAAATTGGATCATTCCTATAATCAACATAAAGTTGAATGTAGTTAATTCCAGATATAGTCGCACCTTCAAATGCATCTGAAATAATTGTCGATGCTCTTGATGTTTTAAATACTGATGCTAACAATTTACTTGTTTGATCAGCTGCATCTTGATCGCTACCTTCAACAGGTGAAGCTAACAACGATCTACGTTCACGTCGTTGATATCCAGAGATTAAATTAATATTCCGTTTTATCCTATTACAGGTAAAACTTTGCCTTGTTTTTAACGGCACACTGTATAATTCAGACCATAAAGTTTGATCGCCAGCATTAAAACGAACGTCAATAGCTGCTTCGTCTTGAAATTCCTGGTTCATCATTGTTACGTCAGTATGAAATTTCTCTATCCTCTGTTTTACGGCTATATCTTTTTCATCGTAATAAATACTATTTTCAGGAAATAAAGCCATGAAACTACTCCTATTATTATTGACATACTTACAGAACCATTATAATGACAAACAATGAAAAACTTTAAGCTTTAATATAATTATTCAAAATTCCATTTGTTAATCTCATATAAGTCAGCCTGGTTCCAATGGATCATTGAAGTTAATTCAGTATCTTTACTCTTAAAGATACGATCTTCTAACTTATTTAGTGTATCAATACTAGCACAAAACTTGCCACTTGGTGATGCGAGGCCAGTTCGTTCCTCAATACCACCATCAACTACCCATACAATACCTAATTTAATCTTTGATGCATCATTTAATTTCACATATTTATAATATTGGTCAAGATTCAAACTAAGATTCCAAATGTTATGATACTTATCCCATGTACAAGTTTTTGTGTGTTTAACCTCAATGAACATACACTTTCCATGCTTATAGATTTGCATGTCTGGAGCTACTATCTCTTGATCTTTAATAACAAATGTTGGGCCACAGCATCTAATAAGCCCACTCTCATCTTTTTTATAGCGCACTACAAAGTAACGCTTCAAGTCAAAATACA